CTGTCAAGCCGACAAGAAAAAACGCCAAGTCATTGACTGACTTGGCGTTTTTGTCTTGCGTATGGTGGAGCCGGGGGGAATTGAACCCCCGTCCATCCGTAGTCTACGCCTCTTGTATCTGTGTCGCGTGCGAATCGCGTGCGATTAAGGCGAGGATTGAGGTTAGGCCTCAGTTTTGATGTAACCACCTGAGTTCAGCCTCGCGGAAGGGGTCGAAATTGGAGTTAGGCCTTCTTCAGCGCGGCTGCCAGTTGCCGGGCAGACTGCCGTGCATCCATCAGCGGGTGGTGCGCTGGCAGTTCATCTGGCAGTCGATCCGTGACGGCAAGCGGGTCAGCCCGAAGCGCCAGCAGAACGCTGGCAAGGTCGTGCAGCGGATACGGCCCCTGCCATTCGCGCTCGGCATGGTTGAGCTTCACGCATGCGCTAAGGAAGTTGGCTTCCACCGGCCACGCGCAGTCGGCCACCAGCACTGCACCATGGTCGGCCCAGTGCCGCCACTCGTGCCAGAAGGTGTTTCGCAGGTGTTGAGGGGTGGGGCTTGTCACTTCCAGGCTGGGCACATTGGCCGCCACCCACTGGCGGCTTTCATCGGTGCCCACACATTGGTCTGGATCACAGGCCATGCAGCCTTCACCAAGTCGCTCACCCTCACGGTTCACAACGACCCACGCCACGGCAAAGCCTTCGCCATGTAGGCCAATGCTTTCGACGTCAAAAACCATGAACTTGTCCGGCATCTTCGCTCTCCTATCCGCAAGCCTGTCGGCCTGCTCGGTTTCAAAGCGCCCGGGCCTGTGGCCCCGGCTTCGTGTGGCGCGCTGCGCCCTGGGTGTGTGGCTGCCAGGCCTAACACGTTGGTCAAGGGGACGCCGCTTCGCGCCGCCCCTTACCGCTAGGGTTAGGCCGGTTGATCGTTATCGGCCCAGCGCTTGACCCCATCAGCGCCCAGATACCAGCGCCTGGTCGTGCCTGCCGAAAACGTGAAGCCGAAGCCGCGAAGCGTCCCGCCTTGCTTCGGCGCCGGCGTGGCGGGGTGCGGCTTGGCCACCCGCTTGATCGCATCCCTGAATTGGATGACCTTCAGACCTGCGGCCCGCAGTTCGGCCGTGAGGTCGCAGGTCAGGATGAGGTGGTCATTCAGCGGAACGGGGTAGACCTCGTCCGCATCGCAGTGACGCTTGAGGCTGAATGCCTTTGCTAAGGCCTGCGCGTTCAGTGTCTTGCCGCAACCTTGCGGCCCGATGATGATGATGCTTTGGGGCATATGATCCTTTCCGCCGGGCTCTACCCGGCTTGGTTGGCAATCGACCAGGCCTGATAGGCCGGCCAGAAAATTGACCTGCTTCCCGGCTGCCTGGACTTCGGCTGCCCGTCCTTGCGCAGCACGATGGGCCCGCACCAGGGGTGCTGCTCGAATGTCCAGCGCCGGCCCTTGGCGTCGGTGACGAAGTGGTCACGCCCGCCTTGCGTGAGGCTCAGGCCATCGCACCCCACGCAGCACATGCGGCTCATTCCAGACGTCCGCCCTTGACTGCCTTGAGCGCCGGGGCCTTGGTGTTGGACGTGGCCTTGGGCCGCTGGTAGTCCTCCCGGATGAACTTGCCGTAGATCTGGCAAAACATCTGGATGTCCACGTGCCCCAGCTGCTGGGCCACATACCAGGGGTTCTCACCCTCGGTGAGCAGGCCGCTGGCAAAGGTGTGCCGCGCCTGGTAGGGGTTGCGGTGGCGCACGCCGGCGCGCTTGAGCAGGGGCTGCCACAGCGTGCGGCGGATCTGTGCGTCTGTGTCCCAGGCTTGCCCCGTCCGGGGGTTGAGCCAGACGTGCTCATCCTGGAGGTAAGACGCTGGCTTCTGCGCCACGAGCGCGGCCATTGCGTGCTCGTTGAGCTCTACGTCGCGGATACCCGCCTCGGTCTTCGGCGCCTTGTCGGTCTTGGCCACGCGGTTCACGTCGATGCGCGCCTTGTTGTGCACCCAGTCGATCTTCGGCCAGCGCAGTGCGATCAACTCACCAGGTCGCAAGCCGGTGTTGAGCCAGAACTGAACCATGGCCCGCTCGTCGCTGCGGGCGGCTTTGAGGATCTCGGCGCGCTCGGCTGCGGTGAAGGGGTCAACCTCGTACTCGCTTGGCTTCGAGGTCTGCTTGAGCAGCTTCTTGAGGGCGATGCGGTCGAAGGGGTTGACCTCGACCAGGTCGTCGTTCAGCGCGTCCTCTAGCACCGAGCGCAGGGGCGTCATGAGGTTGCGCGCAAACTTGGCCGTCACACCCAGGCCCGAGATCCACTCACGCAGCACAGCGGGCGTCACGTCGGCCAGGGTCTTGCCCTCGGCGAAGTCGCTCATGCGCTTGCTTTTGATCGCCTTCCTGTAGCCATCCAGCGTGCTGGGCGACATCTGTTTGTTCAGGGTCTGCTGCTCGTAGATCGTGAGCTGGTCCTGCAGCTTGTCGGCCAGGAGGATGCGCTTGCCCGTGGCGTCAAACTGCCGCGCCCGTGCGCTCTCGGGGAAGTACTCGGCGTACACAAAACGCCCCTCGGCGATCTTGCGCTGCACCTCGTTGCGCAGGCCGGCGGCCATGTTGATGGCGGTCTGGGTGATCGGGCCAGGCGGCGTCAGCTCACGGCACTCCACGCCCTTGAACGAAAACGCGATCTGCAGGCGGTCCTCGTTGGCGAACTGCCGCAGCGTCACGCCGCGCGGGAGCTTCAGCCCCCGCTTTTTTGGTTCTGCTCCACCCATTTGTTGATCTCCTCGGGGTTGACGCGCAGGTTGCCGTTCGGGTCGACGATCGTTTGCACGCCGTCAATCCACTGCTTCTTACGCCGGCGGGCGTGCACGGCGTCGGACGTGTCGCCCGTCACCTCGCAGTACTTGGCCAGCAGGATCCACCGGATGGTGGCCACCAGCGGCGGCGTGTCTGACTGCGTCGCTTGCTGAGGCTCAGCGGATGAGCGAGTGGCGCGGGCCGTGCTCATGGGCGCCCCCGGCATTGAGCAGACAGCTCGTTGGTCCGGTCCTCAGACCAGATCGCGGCCTGCAGGGCGGTGTAGGCGTCCACTTCGGTGGCCAATTGGTCCATGATGAACGCGCCCTGCTTGGCCAGCTCGTACTCTGGCCCGGTGAAGACGACGCGGCCGGTGTCGCGGTAGCGGTCGATCAGGCCGGTGATCAGCTTGAGCTGCTCCTCCATCTCGGGCGTGCCCACTTGGATGGTCTCGGCCACGCGCGACCAGGTCAGCACGCCGCCCACCATCTGCCACATGATCTCCTCGGTGCCCTGGCCCTTGGCCACGGCGTCGACGTTCTCGTGGTGCGCCAGGCCCAGGTCGACCAGGCTGGCCTTGGTGAGCTTCGGGCGGCACCAGCGCGGGATCTGTGAGGCGGGCTTTGCCTGGCCAAAGCGGCGCAGGTGTTCTGGGTGTCTGGCCATGATCAGGCGTCCTCCCCATCGAGATCGTCCTCGGCGTCGTCACGGTCGCCGGCATCGCCGGCTTCGTTCAGCACCTTGGCCTGCAAGGCCAACACGTCGACACCATACCGCGCAGCGAGCGCCAGCTTGGCGTCAAGCATGTCTTGCGCAGAGTGGTCGTTGAAGGGGAACCGATTGAGCGCGTACAGCGTGAGCAACTGGCCAATCTGGTCGGGCGACATGGTCAGCAGCTTGGCGCTGAACCATACCGGCTCTTCGCCATATGGCAGATCGTTGATCTCGTCCACAGACCAACCCATCAGCTCGGCCACGTGGTCGGGGATCTCGTCCTCCAGCTCGTACACGGTCAACGCGATGTAGCGCAGCTGCTCGGTAGTGCGCTCACCCTCGATGGCCTTGGCCATGATCGCGCGCTTGATCCGCTGCCAGCTGTGATAGCCGAACACAGCCTCTTCCTCGGGCGACCTTACGGGCACGTCCGCCCCTGTGTGCGCTTGCGCAGCCGTTTGTGGGGTAGATCCACCTTCAGCGGCCCCAGCTTGAGCTGGCTTGTGCTTGGCCTGGATGTAGGCCCTGATCAGCTTGGCCGATGTGGGCAGCAGGCGCTCGCTGCCAAGGCCTGTTTTGGGGTCGATCACCAGGGCGGACATGGGCACGTTTTCGCCATCGGCCTTCATCTCCTCGATCGCGGCCAGGTAGTTCATGGAGCCCCACGCGCCCATGAGGTAGGCCGTGAACGACTCGGAGGGGAGCGGGTAGCGGCCTTCGCCGTAGTTCTGCACCGCACTCGCGGCCTCATTGCCCTCCACCACCAGAAGCAAGCCCTCGTCGCGCTTGGCCTGCACCCAGTGGGCGTTCTGAGCGGTCACCTTGCTGTCGTAGCAGTCCTTGTCCAGGCAGGTGCCTGGGCCCAGTTCGTCCAACATGGCGGGGTCGTTGGCGCTGCACTTGCCGCACTCTGTGCAGGCAGGCAGGCCTAAGCCTTGGCAGAAGCGAGCGTCATCGCGAGGGAACGGTGCCTCGCTGAGGTCAACCATGAACTGGTTCTCCAGCACGTGCTTGGCCGGGCGGAAGGTCATGACGCGCTCGATGCGCTCGCCCAAGTGCCACTCGTTCGTCATGCACTTGCGGTATGCCGCCGTATGCACCGAGGGTGGCAAAGCCGCGATGAGCTTGGCCAGCTCGGCATCCAGCTGGCCGCTCATGCAGGCCTCACGCGCCTCGCCGGTAAGACGCGTGAGCTTGAGCGTGTTGTAGATGTAGCTCTTCTTTTTGCCGGTCTCTTTGATCAGATCGGGTACGGTCACGCCGAGGTTCTTCAGCTCCTGCAGGGCTTGGGCCTCCTCGATCGGGTTGGTGTCTTCGCGCTGGATGTTCTCGATCATCTGCACGATACGCGCTTGCTCGTCGCTCATCTCTTCGATGATCACCGGCACCTCGGTCAGGCCGGCGATGCGCGCGGCCCGGAATCGGCGGTGACCAAACACGATCTCGTGCGTGTGCTCGATGTCGGTCTGAGCCAGTGGCCGCACCTTGATCGGCTGCTGTATCCCCACCTGGGTGATCGTGCTGGCCAGCTCATCCAGCTTGGCGGGGTCAAAGTGCTTGCGGGGGTTGAAGGGCGATTCCTGCAGGCAGGAAATGGGCAGGCTTTCAAAGTGCATGGTGGTTGCTCCTGTGGCTGAGGTAGGTCTGGGTGAAGTGGGCGTTGACGCAATGGCCACGCTGGAGGACGACGCGGGAAAGCTGCGCACGGTCGTGGTGGCTGTGGCTGGCTTGGCCAAGCAGACCGAAGTAGCTGTTCGCGGTGGTAACCAGGTCTTCTGCATCGGCATTGGCCGTGCGGTGCAGCGCCGCTGCCAGAGTGCGAGGCCGCGTGGTGCGGTTCCATGGCTTGAGCACGTGCCCGACGAAGTCAATGCCGCGATCGACGGGCTGCAGAATCGTCTTGGTCGGGTTCAGGTGCGCACCGAGCCTCGCCGGCAAAAAGGCCTCGATGGCCTGCAGCGCGCTGGCCAGCCAGGCGCGGGACTCGTGCAAAAGAATGAAGTCATCAACGTAGCGCACATAGCGGCGGGCCTTGATCTCGTGCTTGGCGAACTGGTCGAGCGCGTCAAGGTAGACGTTGGCGAAAAACTGACTCGACAGGTTGCCGATGGGCAGGCCCATGTGTGCCGGCGCCGTGAACAGGCTCTTGTGCGGTGGCACACGGGCCAGCAAGGCGGCACTGCCACGCAGCTCGTAGTCGGTGCGCGGGTCATGAAACAGCACGGTCGACGTGAGGGCCTGCCACCATGGCTCAGGGATGCGGCTTGCGAGTTGACCCCACAGCACATCCTTGTTGATGGCCACAAAGAAGTTGGCCAGGTCGCACTTCAGATACCAGGCAGGCCGGGACCAGTTCTGTGTGATGCTGCGGACCTGGTGTTCCAGACGTGTGGCCGCATAGAGCGTGCCCCGTCCGGGGATGCAGGCACAGCTGTCGGCCACAAATGAGGCATAAAAGCGCGGGGCGATGTAGTTATAGAGCAGGTGGTGCACCACGCGATCGCGGAAGTCAGCGGCCCAGACTTCCCGAGCCTTCGGGCGTGTGATCACGAAGCAGATGCTGCGGCCTGGCTGGTAGCTGCCATCTAGCAGCTCGTCGTACAGGCGGCACAGGTTGCGCTCACGGCGTTGCTCGAAGGCGAGGGCGCTGGCCGTGTTGCGTTTGTTCAATCGGCAGTCCATGTAGGCCCTGACGAGGTCCTCGAAGCTGCAGGCGGTGCTTGAATCTGCGGACGGCTCGCGCGCGAAGCTCGTTGTTCTTGTCGTTGTTGTTCTGGTTGCCATCGGAGAAGTTCTGATACCAGGCGTTGTTGGGCGAGTACTGCGTCGTTTCAAGCTATCTACGTCGCCCCACCGAAGGCCTGGGCCGATCAGCGGGGTAACTGCACCGGACCTGGCCTGACCTTGATCAGCGGTTTCCGCGGTGTGCATGGCGGTGACCTTGTGGGCCAGCGGCTTGACCAGATTCAAAGGGCGCACGGGCATGAGGGCCTTGACCTTCATGCGACAGACGCCACTGCGCTGCGGCGCCATCCACCGGCTTGCCGGCCGATTCGGTCTGTGACCTGGACTGCTGCGGCGTACTGCTTGTGCGAGATGAACTGCTTGTCGTGGGACAGGCGGAACATCAACTCCGCCACGTGCAGGCGTTCAAGCAGCTCGGTGATGTGAGGCACCTTGTGCCGGGCAGCGTTTGCTCGTCCGATCAGGACCAGCATCTGCACGCACTCACTGCGCAGCTGTGCACCGAAGGTCGACTTGAAGTCGCGGGGCATGTTGCTTGTGAGGGTTGACGTCAACGTGAGCAGGTCGTAGCAAAGCTTGTAGACCGGCAATTCGGTGTGGATGGCCATGGCTTAAAGGACTGAATTACTCAATGAACAATCTGCGGACGGCTCGCGCGCGAAGCTCGTTGCTCTTGCCGGTGCCGTACTGGCCGCCATCGGAGAAGCCCTGACACCAGGCGTAGTAGGGCGAGTACTGCGTTGACGACCAGTAACAGCCATCGGCGAACAGCTCGGGCACATTGACCCAGCACAGCCTGAGTTCTCGGCGGCTTGGCAGGTAGAGGTCGCTGTGGCCATCAACGACCAGGCTGGCGGCCCACTCGGCGGCGGGGTGCTTGCCTTCGCCCTTGCCTACCAAGGCGGTGGTGTTGGCGTGTCCATCGAACTCGCAGACGGCATCGCTCTGATCTTCGCGGTAGCCGCCCCACGTGATGGCCTCCTTCTGGGTCTCGATGGCGGTGGGCACGATCAAGTGATAGTCGGGCTGGCCCTTGGCGCCGCGCATGATGCCGGCGTAGACGCCTGCCTGGCCTTCCCATGCCTGGCCAATGGCCGGCGGTCCATTCTGTGTGGTGCGCTGCTCTGGGGTGGCCTCCTGGGCAGTGTTGAGCAGGCGGATGAGGGCCGATGCCATCGGGCTCGGCTTCTGCGCTTCGACGTTGACGATGATCTGCTTGATGTGCAGTTGCATGTGTCTCTCCGTGGTGTGTGGTCTGGCTGGGTCTTGAATGACTGAATCACTCAACCTTGAATCTGCGGACGACTCGCGCGCGAAGCTCGAAGTCCTTGTCGAAGTAGTTCTGGAGGCCATCGGAGAAGTCCTGAACCCAGGCGTAGTCGGGCGAGAACTGCGTCGAAGACAAGTAGCAGATCGGCTCGAAGGCCTCGGCGCCATCGGCGTGGAATGCGCTTGCGTTGGTCTTTCCGGGCGTGTGGACTTCGTACAAGCGCGTGGGTGGCACGGCGCTCAGGTTCTCGCCATGTCGACCATGCGTGTAGTTGTCGTCGTCTGTCGGCTTGAGGTTGCGGTAGATCACCTCCAGCTCGTCGCGGCTCGGCAGGTACCAGTCGGTATGGCTGTTGATGCTCAGGCCCAGTGCCCACTTGGCGGCGGGGCTGTTGGCCTCAGCCATGGCGAGAGTGTTCTGCAGGCCGTCGAAGGTGCTAGTGGCGCCGGGCACAGGGGCCCAGTCGGGGTGCCACACGGCCTCGGTTTCGCCTTGCGCCTTGGGCGCAACGATCAGGCCATATACCTGGTCGGACACGTTGATGAGGCCGGCAAAGAAGCCGCCGAGCATGGGTTCGCCGAACTCGGCGGGGAGTTTGATAACAGGCATGGCTGTCCTCTGGTTTGCCGCGTTGTGCGGCGGGGTGGTAAAAGCGGGGTGGCCTGGATTCAGGCGGCAAAAGCTTCGGGCTCGTTGGCGGCTTGCATGTCCGTCAACATGGTCCGGAAGTTGGCGCGGATCGCGGTGACGCAGTCGCCTGCATTGGCGAAGCGGGCACGCAGCGTGTAGTACACGAGCCCGGGCACATCACGTGCGGGGCAGGGGGGCAGCTCACGGCCCAGCGTGGGCACGATGCGGGTCAGGTCGAACACCAGCAGGCTGTTGCCCTGGCGCAGGGCGCGCAGGTTCAAGGCGGGCGCGCCGTTGTGCCAGACCTGGTGCAGGCCGATCGTCGAGCCATCGCGGAACATGATCTCGTAAAGCGTGCTGGTGACCAGCAGGTGCTCGTTCTCGGCCGAAATGATGGTGGTGTCAGCAAGCATGTCAACGCTCCTCGTTGTGGGCCTCGATGCGTGAGGCGGTGGTGTTGCGGGTGATCACATCGGTGACCTTGAGCAAGCGCAGGCCTGCCCGGTCGTGGTCGCTCTGAGCGCGCAGGCCGGCGGCGTAGACCGTCACGGGCGTGCCTTTGCGCAGGTCGCGCACCTTGGCGCGGGCCGCGATCTGGGCGGCAGGGTCGGTGCCCATCACCATGCGCACGAAGTAGGGCAGGCCCACGGCCGGCGCGATCGTGAAGCTCAGCATGGCCGTGTGCTTGTCGTTGGCGCCTGGCAGGAAGCCCAGCACCGCGTCATCGGCCAGCACGCCGCTCACGTGGATCTCGTCGTGGATTGCTTGCTCAGCGTGCATGGGTGGCCTCCAGTTGCGCCAGTGCCTGGCGCAGGTGCTTGACGTGGGCGCGGTAGATGGCCAGGCGGTCAGGGCCTGAAAGAATCTCAGCCTGCATGTGCGCGGCATCGCTCTCGGCGTTGCGCAACAGCCAGCGCAGGTAAGCCGCGTGCAGACGTGTGGAGAGGCGGCTCAGCATGGCTTGAGCCTGTGGATGATCAACAAGCTCACATAGCGAGCTTCAGGGTATGCGCGCTCGATGAACTGCTCGGCCTCTGTGCGACTGGGGCACAGCAGGTGCACGAGGGCGCGTTGCCCGTCGGACGTGATCACGGTGGCTTTGAAGCGCATGTCACAGCCCCCCAAAGTTGACCTTGACCTGCACGCCCAGCGTGTTGGCCGCTTTGGCGCGGTCAAGTGTGGGGATGAAGGTGCCGGTGATGGCAACCGTGCGCCAGCGCACCTCGGCCACCAACGCAGCCGCCGGGATGGCTTGGCGATCCCGCAGCGGGTAGCCGTCGACCACGCCAAACAGCGCGCCCACGTGCAGGCCCTGGATGGGTTGCCATGGCGTGTAGGTGGCCACGGCATAGTGACTGGTCAGGCGTTCGCTGTTGCGGTACTGGCCGGCGCCGAAGGCCCAGGTGGTCGAGGTCCGCAGCTCCAGGCCCAGGCCAGGGTTGAACCCGTTGCGGCCTGGTGCGTCGTGCAGGCTCACGCCGCCGAGGTTGGCCCAGACGGTGACGGGCTCGGCGCGGCAGTTGGTGCACAACAAGAGCGTGATGGCCGCGCTCACCAAGAACATGAGCACCAGGCCACCCAGGGTGAACAGCCTGTGTTCAAGCAGGGTCAGCGGCACGCCGTCTGAGTCGTCGTCTGGCCAGATCAGCGCGGCACGGTCGTTCAGAATGTCCGTTTTCAGAGGAGACAGCGCATGCGCATCGTCAGCACCTTGCTTCCCGCCGAGGCTTCCGATCTCATCCCTGGCCGCCCTGCCATCGTGATGGCGCTTGACACCCTCGTGGACCAGAAGGGGTTGGTAGTGGGCATCACCGTCGGCTCCATGGACGGGCCAGACATCAGCGGCGTTCGCGTCACGCCGGTCGGCCAGGCCATCATTGACCGCTGTGGCCGGCACTTGCAGCTGAACTACCCGGAGGGCGCTGTGGTGGTGGCCGGGGTGGCACAGGTCGCCGGCGCGAAAGAGCGTGTGCGCCAGGTGCTGGCGAAGGCGCCCGAACACGCCTTTGTCCTGCTCTTGTGTGCGAACAGCAAGGTTTACGACGCCGCCTTCCCCGCTTTGGGCGTCGACTTCAAGTCCGCGAACGTGCAGCCTCAGCAGTGAGCGGGCGTTCAGGCCGGCCATGGGCTGCGTTGGCAGGGGGATCTCGGTGGTGGCCTGGCGCTCGGCCTGGCGGGCTTCGAGATGGGGCGCGGCGGGAATGGGTGCCGGGGCGCTGTGAGCGCGTTGCTCGTTTTGGGTGATCAACGCCTGCACATCAGCGTTGGCGTTTGTGGTCTTTGGTTGCATTTCGTGCCCTCCTGCGCTGCAAGGATAGCGAAATGCTGTGCATTGTCAATAGCGAAATGCTGTGCTTTGTCTCGGGCGCAAAAAAACCCGCCGAAGCGGGTTGTTTGGGGCCGACAGTCTTAGCGTATTGCCGACAGGACGTTTTGCCCTCTGAGCAAGTCAACGCCCGTCGCCACAAAGTAATAGAACGCCTTGCGCACACCGACTGGCGACGGGTCGCAGCCAAGCATGTTCCCGCAGACCATGGCGAGGCTGATTTCGTAGCCGTCTGGCCCCACAGGCTCTTTCGTGACGGTGAACCCGTAGTTGGGTTCTGACGACACTGGCGAGTAGGTTTGCAGCACGACGTCAGTTGCCATCTGCACCTTCCATGCGGAGTGCCTGGTAAGCCACAGTTGAGCCCGCTCCCATTGGGGCTTACACGCTGAATCGCATTTGACTGGGTCGTTGTAGTTGTCCGCAGGCGCGAGCGCGCCATGCAGGCTCCCGCCTGGGGCGTCCATGGTGGAGCATGCCGAAATGCCAATTAAGCCGACGACCAGGCTGGCTGTTATGAGTCTGTTGATCATTGGGTGTCCCTGTTGCGTTTGAAAAACAAAACTTTAGCCGAACCTTTCTGAGGTGGTGGCTGGGCCAGGCGCTGATGCGTGCGCGCTGCTTTCCCATATCTGTACTGCATTCAAGACAACCGTTTCGACGTGGAGCTGTATGTCAGCTGGTAGGCGGTGGAATCTGTCAGCGGTGACTGACCTGAACGGCCACGACGTGTAAGCAGGCACTGGCTCTCCGAGCTTGGCCACAATTTGTTCGTAGCGCGCTTCGAGTTCATCGAATGCGGGGTCACGGTCAAACCATCCTTCCGGCAAGCCATAGGCGGTCTCCAATGCGCGCGCCTGCGCATCGCCCATCTCCCTGGGCTTTTTGGTCTTGCTGTCTGGCGCCCCTTTTGCAATTTGACTCAGTGTCGAGTCGCGACGATTCCTCAACAGCTTGTCATTGATGTCGGCGTACGTCAGTTGCTTGTCGTGCAGCAGCTGGGCCAGCCGCGCCCGACGAATCGCGCCAATAGTTCTCATGGCAGCAGTTGAAAGCAAAGCGCTATGTCTGTGGCATAGCGTCACGCTACTTGCGTATGCACAGCATTTCGCTATGATGCGCGCATGATCTTGAAAACCTACTTGAGCGAGCAGCGGGGTCGTGCTGTTGTCTTGGCGTCCGCTATTGGCTGTAGCCCGGTATTGATCCGGCAGTGGGCTTCCAGTCGAGATGTCCCGATCTCGCGGTGCCTTGCAATCGAAAGGGCTACCGCCGGCGTCGTTTCTAGGCGGGACTTGAGGCCGGGCGACTGGCATCAGATCTGGCCCGATCTGAGGGTCGATCAAATCGGGGCTGCGAGTCAGCGGTCCTAGCCAGATGGCGCGTGCATTCATTGGTTTGCCCACCCACACGCTTCAGCCAGCGCCATGTCCACGGCCATCGGCCGGGCGCTTTTCCTCCCTGAGCGCTTGCCTTGTGGCGCTGAGGCGTGTGGGTCTTTTCTTCCTCTTCTTGTCGAGGTCAAAACGTCATGGTTGACAGAACCTATCCCCTTCCTTTCCGCAACGGCCCGCAAGAGCCTGGGCAGCGTCTGCCGTTCTGGTCGTTCACGCCCGTGGTGTGGCACGGGACCACGCTCTTCGATCGAAGCGAAGAGAAGCTGGGCCTGTCGTTCGAAATGGAAGACGGCAGCGTCATTCGCCTGCTGCTCGACGTGGAGACGGCCAAACACGTCATGGAGACCTTGACCGAGAGCCTGGTGATCAAGCGCTACCTGGACTGCCTCCAGTCGCGCAAGTCGTCCGAGACGCCAAGTCAGTCTCACGTTTCCGTTTTGACCTCCGTGTAGGCGCAGTTGCTGCAACCCCAGGTGATGTCCACGACCCCCAAATCGCCCATTTGCAAGTTCTTGGCAGACCGCTGCTTGTGCCAGCGCCCCACGCCACACGAAGGACAGGTTGCGAATTGCGGCGCAGCTTGTGTCCGTGCCTCCAGTGCAGCAAGCCGGCGCTCCAGTTCGCTCACCTTGTCCGCGGCGGCAACCACACGTTGCCACTCCACCAATTTCTTCAATGACCCGAGCAAGTCCAGCATGAGTAAACCTTCCAGTGACTTCAGATTTGGCCAGGCTCGGTCCACTGAGCGCGGCGTCGAGCTGATCGTGCCACACCAGCGCGCCCTGCAGGTTGCGCACATAGACGAAGGCGTTGTGACCGTCTCGGTTATCGAAACAGGGCGCGATTCCATTGTTTTCACCCTGTCGCGAGCGCAGGCCGATGCGCTTGCGTCGCTGCTCGCAGGCCACGACCGTGGGCACCCGCCATTGACTTGATTGCTTGATCACCTGGCCCTCCCGGCCTGCAGATCTGTTGTCTGCACGGCCTTATTTTTTGATCAGCCTCAACTGGTAATTCAAGGGGTAACGCGATGCAAAAAGACGATCAGGGCACTTTGAGCCTTCCTCTTTTGGGGGGGGTGGTGCAGGCGCAGCGCCTGGTGGTGCCCTCCGAGGTCATCCGGGCCATACCCTCTTACCGCCACGCCTGCCGCCTGGCCTGGAAGCTGCGCCGAGTGCGCAACCTGAGCCGCCGCACGCTGGCCGAAGCTGCGGGCCTGTACGCCTCGCACGTGTCCGACTACTTCAGCGTGCACGACAACAAGCGCGACCTGCCGGCGCGGCACGTGGCCGATGTCGAGCGCGTGCTGGGCAACACCATCATCAGCCAGTGGCTGGCCTACCAAGGGCGCCTGACCGTGCTCGAAGAGCTGCAGGTGCACGCACACCGGAGGGCTGCATGAGGCCTCGTGGTGAGATCCGTCAGGTGCTGAGCGATGCCGCGCGCCAGCTCTACCAGGAGCAAGGTGGCGCCACCTTTCGCGAGCTGGCCCAGCTCTCGTGCGTGGGCTTTTCAGCGGCAAACACCACCGTCAAGAACATGCGCACGGCCGGCGAACTGCGGCCTGTGGGCACTGTGAACGTGCCTGGCTCCAAGCGGCCTATGGTGCGGTACGCACCCGCCAATGATTCGGCATGGATCACACAGCCTCTGGGCCTGGGTGACGTCATGAGCCGCTGGAAGGTCTGAGCCGCAGCATGGTCCAACTCATTGACTTCCCAGGGCTTGCCCAAGCCCTGCTTGACCGTGCCGACACGCTCGTGCCTCAGTGGTTCCCGAACGGCACCGAGAAGGGTGGCCGCTGGTACATCGGTGACCTCGATGGCAGCCCGGGCAAATCCTGCAACATCAACCTCAGCACCGGCACGTGGATCGACAACGGCACAGATGAAAAGGGCGGCGACCTGCTCAGCCTCTACGCGGCCCGCAACAACCTGAGCATGCTGGAGGCCGCGCGCGAGCTCATGGCCGACATGGGGCTTGATCGCCAAGGCCCGCCGCCTGTCCGGACGCCTGGAAGGCCCGCGCAGCCTGAGCCCCCTGCCGATGATGCTGAGCCCGCCAAGGCCGACAAGTGGCGCGTGATCTCGCCTGCGCCCGACATGGCGCCGCCGAGCAACTTCAAGCACCACCACTACGGCGTCGCGGATGCGCACTGGTCGTATGTGTTCGATGGGCAGCTCTATGGGCACGTGTGCCGCTTCGATCGCCCCCCGAGCGAGAAGCGCCCGAACGGTGGGAAAGAAGTGCTGCCCCAGACCTGGTGCGTGGACGAGAGCGATGGCAACGGCACCCAGCGCTGGCACTTCAAGCAGTGGCCAACGCCGCGCCCCTTGTATGTGCCCGGTGGCGCATGGTCCCCCGATAACCTGCCTGTGCTCGTGCTGGAAGGTGAGAAGTGCGCCTTGGCCGCATACCAGGTGATGCGAGGCAGCTTCGACGCGGTCACATGGCCAGGCGGCGGCAAGACCACCAGCATGGCCGACTGGTCATGGATCGCAGGCAGGCGGGTGTACCTCTGGCCAGATTGCGATGCACAGCGCGAGCGCTTGAACGCCGCCGAGAAGGCCGCCAACGTCGACCGGAACACCAAGCCCCTGCTGCCTGAGGCCAAGCAGCCCGGCGTGCAGGCCATGCACAACCTGGCCAAGCTACTGACCGAGCAGCACGGCTGCCAGGTCATGATCGTGCAGATCCCCAAACCCGGCGACATGTCAGACGGCTGGGACATCGCCGATGCCATCCAGCAGGGCTGGGGCTACCAGCAGCTCTTTGCCTACATCATGGCCGCCAAGCCCTGGCAGGCTGAGGCCGAAGAAGCGCCCCAAGCGCAACAGCCGCGGCAAGGGGCTGGCGCGGGCCACAGGCGAGGCGAGGTCTGGCAAAGCCACCTGCTCACCACCGACAAGGGCGCGATCAAGCCCGTGCGTGAGAACGTGGTGGTGGCCATGGATGGTGTCGGGCCCGATGTGCCCGGCATCCCCGAGGTGGCCGGCCTGATCCGCTTCAACGAGTTCACCAACAACGTCGAGAAGGTGCGCGAGACCCCTTGGGGCACGCCACCCGGCGCATGGGAGGAAGCCGACGAGCTGCTCATGGGCCAATGGCTCGTGCACAGCCACGGCCTGCCCAGCATGTCGCGCGGCCACCTGGAAGAGGCCACGCTCATGATCGCCAGGCAGCATGCCTATCACCCCATGCGGGAGCGAGTCGAGGGGTTGCGTGGCAAGTGGGACGGGCGCAAGCGCCTGGGCACCTGGATCGAGCGCAGCCTCATCGCCGAAGGATGCGACTCGCTCACCGACCCTGACCTCAGCAAGTACCTGGCACGTGTCGGCACATGGTTCGTGATGGCCCTGTGTGCCCGGGTGATGGCCTCGCGCAAGGTGGGCACAAAGGTGATGTGTGGGCCTGGCGTCAAGTTCGACAACATGCTCATCCTCGAAGGCCCTCAAGGCTGGGGCAAGTCCACCGTGGCGGCCGTGTTTGGTGGCGACAACTTCGCCGACACCGGCCTGACCATCGGCGACAAGGACTCGTACCAGAACATCCAGGGTATCTGGATCTATGAGTGGGCCGAACTTGAGAACATGTCAAAACAAGAGGTCGGGCGCGTCAAGCAGTTCGTGTCCTCAGCCAAAGACCGCTTCCGTGCCAGCTTTGACCGCCGGCCGCGTGACTACCCCAGACAAGTGGTCTTCGTGGGCACCACCAACGAATCGAACTACCTCTCTGACATCACGGGCAACCGGCGCTTCTGGCCCGTGCGCGTGACACGCAGGCCCGACATTGATTGGCTGCGTGAGAACCTCGACCAGCTGCTTGCTGAGGCCGTGGTGTACGTCGATGCCGACGAGCGCTTCTACCCGACACCGGCCGAGCAGCGCCAGCTCTTCGACCCGCAGCAACGCGCGCGCACGCTGGAAAGCTCGATTGAGTCGGCCATCAGGCGCTACCTCTATGACGAGTCCCAGAAGGTGCCACCAGGTGGCCTGAACGGTGCGCTGCTGGAGGAGATCAGCCTCAACGAGCTGCTCGATCACATCGGCTATTCGATTGACAAGCAGACAGACGTCGTCGTTAAGCGCGCGGGCTCAGTGCTGCACGCGCTTGACTGGCAGACAAGGCGCACCAGCCTACCTGGCCGGCCACGCGTCTACGTGCGACCCAAGGTCGTGGTTCATCAACCGGTCCATGTGCAGGACCACCAACAAGAGGGGGCTACCCATGACTGCCCGTTCTGACCAGAGATCGCCGAGCACGGCGGAAAAGGTCGGGGCAGTGCGCGTAGCGATGCTGATGTAGGCCTACAGCGGCCAGGCGCGCCTGGTGTCCACGTGTCCACGTCCAAGTGATGAGTTCTGGGAGTAAGCAGCTTTGCTGAAACCAGCGTTCAGGGCGGAGCCATGTCTGTGACACCAAGCCGATAGATGTGCGAGCGGGCACATGCATGCACACACCCGCCTGCGCGTGCGATCGACCCTTGTGTGTATTCACCACTCTCTCAATTTACTTGGACACATGGACAAAGCTCAAACTCAAAAAAAGCCGGGGTGGCTGAGGGACCAGATGCCCAAGGTCGCCGGCATGGTCGATGCCCGCCGCAAGGAGTGGGGCGCAGAGCACGTCAACGCTTGCATTGCAGCAGCCCAGGCAGGCCAGCCCAATCACTTCTATGCCTTCGAGCGCGGCGTGATCATCGGCACGGCCTTCACGCCCGATGCGGCGGCGGTGCCTGATGAGGACCTCCTGCGCATTGCGATGCTGGCGGGCGGTGTGTTCATGGTCATGCGTGAGCCGGAGGTCAAGCATGGCCAAAATTGAGTATGTAGAGCGGCGGCTTGAGCTCTGGGCCTTGTGGGTGGCTCGGGGTCGCAGCCTGCAGGGCGGCATGCTGGCGATGTTTGACGGCGAGCCTGGTGATGGCGCGCCCCATGCCAACATCCCCTTGGACGAGGAAGAGTGCTGGCTCACTGACTCGGCCATCAAGCTGCTGCCCGATCCATTGGCAGAAACGGTGGCCGTGAACTACCTCAGCGGCGGCGAAGCGGCAAAGCGGCGCATGGGCATCAGGGCCTCAGCGCTGTCCCAACGCCTGGAGCGAGCGCACAAGCTGCTCTATGCGCAGTGGGCACCAAAGACCTTAAGCGCAAATTCATTGCCGAGGGGGTTTTAAACCATAAACAAAATGGGTACAGTTCAGGCATTGTGTTCAAGTTGCGTCCGCAGCGAGACACGCAGCCAAGCCCCAGCGCATCACAGCCCTGGGGCTT